TGGCGCTGGCAGTGGTGACATTGCTGACGGCGGGATAATCGGGACCAGCATCCATAGTGAAGAACTTGCTATGGCCAGTGGTCACGCTCCTGTGAAAAAGACTAAATCCAACCCTAACTGCATGGCGTCTTGCCATAGTAATCCAGAGGTTGGCTGGCGCGGCTCGCTGTAATTATAAAGTGATCTAAGACAGCACAAAGGAAATGAAATACCGACAGTTTTCTTGATTAACCACCATTATTTCTGCCGGTATTTTTTATGCCTATGATAAATATAGGGTTTTATGAAGATTAAGCGGATTAAGAAGCTGAAAGTTAACGTAACTACGTTCAATGTGGCCTGGGATAAAGCAAGCGGCGGCGCGTCATTCAGCTATAACAATAACCTGATTAAAATTGGAACGAAAAACCTAGACGACAATGAAATATTCTCGATGATTTGCCATGAGCTGCTTGAAATATGTGCACTAGAAATGCACGTTAGGTATAACCGTACTGATTGTGACAGTGATTACCTATTTTCTTATGACCACAGACAGCACACGACCATGTGTGATATGTTCGCCTCACTTCTGACGGAATTTATCGTTTAATAAGGCTAAACATGAAGACCAAAAAAGGCGTAATATTGTGCGGTTTACACCCAATGATGCAGATAGCCAATGGTTGTGCGGCTGAGATTTGGGCAGAATTCGGTAAAGAACTTGTAATAACTGAAGGCGTAGTAATTAGAGATAGTGGGCTTCACCCGCTGGGCAGAGCCAACGATTATCGTACATACTACTTCACGGCTAGTGAGAAGCGCTTAGTGGCAGAAAGGTTGCGTAAGAAGCTCGGGAAAGACTACGATGTAATTCTTAAGTTAAAGCCACCGCACATCCACTGCGAATATGACCCACCCAACCCTAAAATCATCTAATCACTAAGGGAGTAACGACATGCCAGGGCACACAAAGAAAGAAAAAGCCAAATCCAGCGCAAAACCAAAATCCAAGTCAAAAACAAGCCACAAGACTAGCCATGACGTTGCAGTTGCCGGTGGATTGATAAAGAAAAGTCCTAGGCGAACAACTAAGAAGAAATCTACGAGAAAGGCATGATTCGGCTCACACAAATATTCTTTGCTGTTGCCGTCCTATCATTTATCTATGGTCATGTGATCATGGAACATACAGAATTCTCCAATATTTATACCTTTCACATCCCAATGATTGCCTTTGATGCCATCGCCATCGCCCTTATAAAATTTAAACCGGTGATTACTGTATTTGGTGGGATTGCTATTACCTTCATAAGATCAAAACCGATTAAACCGATTACTGATATACTGTGCGTATTGGTAGGTTTATCAATCGTTAATCATGGATTTGGTGGTTATGCCTGGGCTAGTGAAATGCATGATTTATCCGACACCTACGATTTTATAAGACCTGTCATATTTGCGTTAGAGATACTTGTCTTAGTTGGTGGATGGTATGCCCGAATTTCTAGCAAACGACCTATCGATGTTACCAGGCCTAGCGATCCTGGCATTCTCGTCGTGGAACGCAATAAGGCTGATAATTTATGCAATTAAGTCAATTCGAAGGACTTGGCGAGATATTAGCGAACAAAAGTCACTGGATGATGATCGGGATGGTGAGTAGTGGAACTTTGGTTACTATCCCATTTTATCAGCGAGTATGGTTTACGGCAGGTGATTACGGCGTAACCGGTTCAGATATCGGATGGACCTTTGCAACGATGATCGCAGCATTGTCTATAGTTAATATTGGGCTGGGTATTTATGTTCATATTCTAAACATCAGAAACAAGAGGCCTGGAAAATGAAAGGGTATCGAACAATCATTGTAAATGTAATCGCTCTTGTCGTAATTGTGGTAGTGGTTGAGCTTGGTCAATACATGTCATTGGACGTACAGAAATCAATCGGTGCCGTTATTGCTTGGTTCATGGCAGCTATCAATATTTTTATGCGCTGTATGACTGATACCCCAGTCGGCTGGGATGATCCAAAAACCAGCAAAATACTAGATCTCAGTAAAAAACCCTACGGTTAACGAGTTGTAATTTTATGGTTAAAGCATCTAAACCAAAGAAAACCAAAAATCTAGGAGGCCGTCCGCCTATCAAGATTACTAAGGCTTTATGTAAAAAGGCTGAAAGGTTGGCAGCTCAAGGACTTACACAAGAACAGATAGCTTCTGTGTTAGGAATGGGCAAAACTACTCTGTACGATAAACAAGCCAAGTACCCGGAGTTTTCGAACGCAATTCAATCAGGTAGAGACAAAGGCATCAAAGAAGTAACCAATGCTTTGTTCCAAAAAGCAAAAAAAGGGGATGTTTCAGCACAAAAATACTTCCTCAATAACAGAGACAATCCCAACTGGAAAGACCGCACAGAAAATACTCTTCAAGGCCCTAATGGTGGCCCTATCGAAATCACGGACATCTCTAAGCTTACTGATGCTCAGCTAGACGCACGTATTGCAAAGCTTCAGAGCAATGACTAGCGCCATATCCAGAGAGGATCGTGAAGATTTATTAGCTTCCCTCTCAGAACGTGCAAGCAGGCAGCGCCTCGTACTTGCACTTCACAACTATAATATATTGTATCCCTGGCAGAGAGAGTTTATCGACGAAACATCGATTTACCATGAGTCTTGCTTGTGCGCTGCTAATCAAATTGGAAAAACTCTTGTTGGTACAACAGTGGACGCGTTCCATCTACTTGGTGATTATCCCGACGATTGGGTTGGTCATAAGTTTGAGTTTGCCCCTTTGTGCTGGGGTCTTGGCTATTCAATGGAAAAGACCCGCGACTTATTGCAGACCGCTTTATTCGGCCAGTTTGTAGGCAATCAGTTTCAAGGTGGATTGATACCCAAAGAGCGGATAGTTCCTAGAGGCTGGGAAAGTGCTGGCGGTACCGTTAACGCAATGCGTACTGTTCAGATTTATCACAAGTCTGGTGACATTGCTAAACAGCAATTCTGGTCATATTCTCAGGGACAGCATGCCATCATGGGTGATGTTGTCGACTGGTTCCATGTGGATGAAGAGCCGCGGGACCAAGCCATTAGACCTCAGTTAGTAACCAGAACAATTAATGGCGATCAAGGCCGCGGTGGCCGCGGTATCTATACTTTCACACCAGAAAACGGATTAACGTCACTGGTGATGATGTTCAAAGAAAATCCTTCAGCCTCTCAGTCGTACATGCAGAAAGGCTGGGATGACGCGCCTCACATGACCGAGGAAAAGCGGACCAGGATGCTAGCTGTCTATGAGGAATGGCAACGGGACATGCGTACCAAGGGCGAGCCGATGCTTGGTGAGGGCCGTATCTATGCCCTATCTGATGAGTTTATAACGTGCGATGAGCCAGATATACCCGATCACTGGTTTGTTATCGGTGGTATGGACTTTGGCAGCGATCACCCGCAAGCCCATATTTTGCTACTAGAAGACAGAGACAATGGCAGATTCTATGTTACCAGGGGCTATAAGGAGCGCCGTGTCAGTGCGAATGATGCATGGGGCGCTGTTAAACCATGGGCTGAAGGTATCCCGTTTGCATGGCCACATGATGGATTGCAGGGAGAAAAAGGTAGAACAGACTCTTTGCAACTCAAAGTCCACTATGAAAACGCAGGATTCAAGATGTTGCACACTCAAGCAACTTGGGAGGCTGGAGGTAATAGTGTAGAAACTGGCCTGTTTGAGATTGGCGGATTGATGCGCAAAGGTCTGTTTAAAGTATGTCGTGGGCTCGGTGATGTGCTGGCAGAGATCAGGCAATACCACAGGAAAGATGGAAAAATAGTCAAGGTCCAAGACGACTTACTTGACGCAATTCGATATGCATATATGATGCGTAGATATGCAGTTAGAGTTGGTGAGGTCGGTATTGTGCCAAAAAAGATCAATTTTCAGGGATGGAATTAGTACAATTCTAACGGGCGTCCTAGTGGCTTTAATTATTAATTGGATATCGTAAAGGTGATACTTATCTAATGACACTTTATTTCGTTAGACCAACAAATGGCAGCGACAGCAATGATGGTTTGACGTTTGCTAATGCATTCCTAACCACGCAAAAAGCAGCAGACACAGCTACAACACTAGGCGACGAAGTTAGGCTATGTAACGAGGCAGATGAAACACCTTCTGCAAAAGTGGATTTTGATACCTCTTCAGTTGGCGCTAACTTTATCGGTGCAGACTCTATAGACGGTACTCCCTTAACCTCAGGATTTTACACAATAAGCGGTTCAAGTTTACCCGCTACTACAAACCTACTTGAATTTGCTAACGGATTTAAGGCTTGGTTTACTCGCGTTAGGATTACAGGCGCAACAGACATTAATATCAAAGCACTGGGCACAACCCATATCACCCTTACTAATTGCCGCGTGGACAATGCGACAAACCATGGCTATGAGGGCAATAATGGGGAATCGAATATTGCTCTTTTTGACACAGAAATAGACAATAATGGTCAGACAGGGCTTAAGCAGTCCACCACCAGCCGGGGCGCATTTAAAGCTTATGGCGGCTCTATACATGATAATGGTGATGACGGTGTGAATGTAGGTGCACAACTCGTTTTCATGTATGTTGAGATCTATGATAATGGGCAGAACGGGCTAAGATTTAATGGTGGTGTTACGCCCCATGTGAGTAATTGCGTGTTCTTCGGAAATACAGAAAGCGGCATTCTGGTTAATAACTTCACTCTTTCATCTGGTGTAATTGTTAATAACTCATTTGCGAAGAACGGTGAGTACGGAATAGAATTTCTTAGTACAGAATTAGATGATTTCCCCTATCGAAATAACGTTGCCACAAACCACTACATGGATAATACGTCCGGTGCAATATTTGACGGCACAAGTGCAGTGACAGAAGCAAACTTAAATGCAGACAGAAGAGTCGGCACTGATAATCTATTCGGCGATGGCTCAGGCGGTACAGATGCCACATTGATTTGGACAAGCGTTACCGATGGATCAGAAAACTTTATACCGCTAACCGGCTCAATCTTAGACAGAGCCGGAAAGTTTGGCATGGATATTGGCTCAAGAAAAGCAGCCGACCCGGCAGGTGGTGGTGGCGGCATGATTACTCACCCAGGCATGGCAGGAGGCTTTCGTGGCTAAACGAGAGATAAAAAAAGGCGCAACAAATCAGACAATCGATATATTCATACAGGATAGTTCGTCTACCACTGGCGCTGGATTAACAGGCTTGGCATTTGGTTCGTCTGGCCTAGTGTGCTTTTTTCGCGAAGGAGCCACAGCCACAGCGACAGCGTTGACACTCGTAACCCAAACGGTAGGTGGCGTCCATACTGATGGTGGGTTTATAGAAATTAGCTCAGCTAACATGCCTGGTATGTACCGTCTAGATCTGTCAGATACCATTGTTAGCGGCACAAACCCTTATGTGACGATGATGCTGAAGGGCGCTACCAATATGTCACCGCTACCAATAGAGCTTCAGCTAGTTGACTATGATCCATTTGACGCAGTTCGATTAGGATTAACAGCACTGCCAAATGCAGCTGCTGATGCTGCAGGTGGTCTGCCTATATCTGATGCCGGTGGCCTTGATCTCGATACGCAACTCGCCGCAACAAACGAAGTTACCGCTGTACGAATGGCTGCTCTAACCGACTGGATTAATGGAGGACGTTTAGATTTACTATTAGATGCCATTCCTACTACAGTGATGCGAGGTACTGATAATGTCGACACTGCCACGATGCGCGGTACAGATGGGGTCGACACGGCGACGATGAGAGGCACAAACGACGCGTTGTTAGCATCCAGTGCACCAACCAACTTTTCCAGTATGGTAATCAGTGGTGCTGGTGCCGTTGATTCGTTATTGCAGGGATTTTTGAATACTCTAATAACTGAGACTTCAGCAGGCAGAATAACTAACAACTTTGATTTCTTCTATGACAATTCAGATGCTCAAACAGGCCAGGTTGTTGATGACGTTGGTGGTGGCGGAGGTGGTGGCACTGATTGGACCGCATCAGAACGAAATGAAATTAGAGGTAGGCTTGGTGTTACCGGTACAACCACAGCTGGTGGTAATACTCCAACGCTGTCAACTCAGGCTAGCGTTGACGCAGTACCAACTGCAGTGCAGAACCGGCAGGAAATGGATTCTAATTCTACCCAACTAGCTAAACTAGGGACTCCTGCGGCTGCTAGCATTAGTGCAGACAATGCTAATATTCAGACGGCAGTTGATGCCATTCCTACCACAGTAATGCGCGGTACTGACAATGTTGATACAGCCACTATGCGGGGAACCGATGGCGTCGACACTGCTACCATGCGAGGCACAGACGGAGCACCAACTGCAGTCCAGAACCGTCAGGAGATGGATTCTAACTCAACTAAATTAGCCACTATCGATAATTCCTCAATTAAGAAAAATGTTGCGTTCCCTAACTTTCCTTTTCTGATGGTGTTGGCATCTGACCATGTAACACCAGCAACCGGTTTAACTGTTACTGGTCAACGTAAGCTTGATAACGGTTCTTTTGTTAACGTTAACGGTGTGATTAGAGAAATAAGCAATGGTATTTATGAGTTTGACGCATTATCAGCTGACACTAACGGAACAACGGGAATCTGGCGGTTTAGTTCAGCAACAGCCGATGACGCTTTTGTGACTTTTAACACTGCCTTATGATTAATTGGAGAAGCGGGAAAGCTGCATTTGTAGGAGCTTCTAAATACCTCATTAAAGGGGTGTTTAGTTTCTCGCGTTCGCTTACGAGTGCAGCGCCAGCGCCACCTACACCAGATTGTTTTATTGGTTTTGAAGGGCCGATAGATGTAGACGACACAATTTTAGGTTTTGAAGGCCCGATAACCGACACGATAGGATTTATCGGCGTGATTAACGATGATCCGCTGGGATTCATTGGTCCAATTACCGACATAATAGGTTTCGAGGGTGAGATTTGTGACTGATACTGTTAAAGAAAATGAAGTAGGAAAAATATTCGCTATCAATGCAAAATTTGATTTATCAGCCAACACTGAGTTAAGAATGGTTTTTGTTCAACCTGATAGCACTGTTATTACAAAGCTAAAGGCTGATGGCGTCCAAGCTCCTTCTGTTCCTCTCACTCTTAAAATTAATGGCGTAGAAACTACTTTTCTAGCTGATGAATATTGGCAGTATGCCTCTGAATCTGGACTGCTTACACCCACAGGCCAATGGGATATTCACGGTGAATATGTCGACGCTACACCAAAAGACTTTGCTGGTGACGTGTCCAACTTTACGGTTTTGCCAAGGACTTAAACCATGCCTGATTTCAATGATCACGACGATGTTCTTAAGACCTTGGTAAAGAGACAAGATGCCGAAAGGGATATGCGGGCTAAATCTCGTGAAGCTCACATCTTCATTGATAAGGAGGATGGTCAGTGGGAGCAATTCTGGTGGGAAGCAAACAGGAACGCGCCTCGATACACGTTTGATATGGTTGGCCCTATTGTTGACCAAGTTGCCGGTGAAATGGAGCAAGCTGATTTTGATATTAAGATTAGTCCTTCTGGCGGTGAAGCCTCAAAAGATGACGCTAAGTTACTTGATGGATTGATTAGGAATATAGAAACCATCTCTAATGCTTCGGATGTATATAACGCAGCTGGCCGAAACATGGTAACTGGGGGGTTGGATGGCTGGGAAGTTAAGCAAGAGTTTGTGGATGATGACAGCTTCAGTCAAGACTTAACCATTAACTCAGTCGCTAATTGGTTGGACTCCGTTTGGTTTGGTCCGCATACAAAGCCTGATGCTTCTGATAGCAAATATGGTTATAAGTTAGAGTCAGTAGAAAAAGCCGAATATGATGAGCGCTGGCCAAAGGGGAGCGGTCAATCAGTCGGAGTTGATCGGCTTGGTAATGCCTATCCAAACAAAGAAGAGGCCGTTGTCGTTGGTCAAATATATTACATAAAGCTAGTCTCAAGGAAACTAGTTAAGACTTCACTCGGCCGAGTATTTGAAGAGTCTGAAATTGCCGCTATTAAAGATGAGATGGAAGAAAAAGGCGAGATCATCACCGGCACTAGAACCAGGGATAAGAAAGTAGTTCATTCTAGATTGTTTGATGGCGGTGACTGGCTTAACGAGGAACAAGAAACTGTTTTCAATTTCGTTCCCTTGGTCCCTTTATACGGAAATTTCAAAGTTTTTGAAAACACTTTGATTTACCGCGGAGTCGTAGAGAAACTAATTGACGCTCAAAGAGTGTTCAACTATGCGAAATCCAGAGAGGTTAGCGAAGGGGCATTAGCACCACGTAGTAAGTACTGGATGACTCTGAAGCAAACAGCAGGACATACAGATACGCTTGCAACGCTAAATACTAACAACGATCCGGTGCAGATTTATGAGCATGACCCAGATAACCCAGGCCCACCAGAGCTAAGCCAGGGCCCACAAATTAACGCAGGGCTTCACACTATTGGTGAGGATATGCGCGGCGTAGTTGGTCAAACAGCTGGATTGTTTGCGGCAAACATGGGGGATAATCCAGGATTACAGTCAGGCGTTGCTATTGGGAAGCTGCAGAACAAAGGCGACACCGGCACGATTAAGTATTTTACCTCTGAAGAAATTTCTATTTGCCACACTGCCAGAATCATGATTGACGCCATTCCTAGAGTTTATTCAGGAGCTCGACAATTGAGAATATTGCGGGAAGATGGCACCTTCGATATGTCCAAAGTCAATGAAAAGGTTTTTGATAGGCAGTCAAAAAGAATGGTTACATTAAATGATCTAACCAAAGGGAAATATGATGTGACCTGCAGTTCTGGCCCATCATTCCAGTCGCGCCAGCAAGAAACAGTCTCAGGCATTCTTGAAGTTGCTGCTGTTGATCCTACGATCATGCAAACCGGTAGTGACATAATGTTGAAAAATATGTCTGCTCCTGGCATGGATTTACTCTCAGAGAGAAAACGCGAGCAATTGTTTAATGCTGGCCTTATTCCTGCTGGGCAGATGACTGATGAAGAAAAGGCCAAAGTTCAGCAGGCCCAGCAAAACGCCCAGCAAAACCAGGAGCCATCCCCTGAAATGCTCATTGGTCAAGCTGAATTGCTGAAAGCCCAGACTGGTCAACAAGAAGAACAGCGCAAAACTCAGGAATCCCAGATAGATGTTCAGGAGCGGATAGCTAAGTTGAAACTTGCCATTGGCAAAGAAGATCGGGAAAGTGACAAATTAAGTCACACTATTGATCAGGATTCGTTCAAGCAGTTCATTTCTCAGCAGCAGCTTCAAATGGACCAGCAAAAGCTAATTGTCGATAATTTACAAACTCAGGCCGAGACCTTAAAGATTATCCGCGAAGCAATGGGCGTACAAACGTTCACAGGCCCAGGTACTGAAAAAGCCTTTATAGATCAGGCTCAGGTAGTCCAAGGCGCTCAGGAGTTGACAGAGGAGGCTTAAACCACTTTAATGCAAGGAATGACTGTACGCGACAGATTCGCGGGTAACACCTAATAGTACGCGACTGTATCGCGGGTTTGGTGTCTAGAGGATGCAAAAAATGGCTGATGAAGAGCTTCAAACGGTAACAGATGACAATTTATCTGCGGACGATACCCAAAACACGGAGGTATTAACCGATGAAACAACCGGCGGTGATGTATCTTCAGAGCCAGCAAAGGTCGAATTTAGTGAGGCGCAGCAGAAGGTTTTTGACACAGCAATAGCCAAGAAGGGATTGACTGCCAAGAAAGCTGAAATAGCATCGCAAGCAGCTATCGGTGATCTGCAACAACAGCTCACCGCCGCGCAATCGCAGCTTCCTCAATCAATTAGGCCAACAATACCCGAATTGCCCGACAAGTATGATGAAGATTTTGCTGGGAAAATGGCGACCAGGGACCAAGCGATACAGGAGGCTTCGACTTTTGACGCTAATCAGCAAGCAGCACAACAGCTGCTTAATAATCAAGCGTTAGCAGCACAACAGACACAACAGAAAGCAAGCCAGGACTTAGCAGAAACGTTTGTAGGCCGATCTGAAAAGCTCGGAGTTAGTAAAGAAAACCTGCAAACAGCCATTGAAACCGTCGCAGCATATGGCGGTCTCGGTGACGTCGCTAACGTCGTTATGGAAAACGAGAACGGCCCGCTTATTACAGCTTATCTTGCAGAAAACCCGGCGGAAGTATTGGCTATCCAAAAACTTCCACCGATGCAAGGAGTTGCCTATCTTGTGTCTAATGTCATGCCAAAAGCCGTTGCCAATAAACCATCACCCGGTGCACCAGCTCCAGTTGATGGCCTTAGTGGAAATGGAACAACCGTTTCAGACGAGGGCCCAGCAGGAGCAACTTATGAATAAGTTGGTGCTCGGTATGACTAAGGTGTTCATATCATGGCTAATGATTTTACTTCCAACTTTACGAGAAAACTTGCAAAGATATTCCTAAAGAAATTTGAATCCATTCGGGTTCTATCCAAAAACGTCGACACACAATTGCTAAAGGGGAGATTTGACCCTGATTCTGGCGATACAGTCGACTTCAAACGTCCTACCGACTATTCGTCCAAGCGTACATCAACTGGTGATATCACTGGTATTGGTCGAAGTCCTATTATTACCGGTAAAGCTTCAGGAATCGTCCAAGACTACATCACAGTAGATGTAGACTTCGATGAAGCCGACGAAGCCATTAAGATGGGTCAGATTGAACAATTGCTTGATCCAATGGCGACCCGTATTAAGACGGATCTTGAGGTGGATTTTGCTGCGTTCATGATGAAAAACACAGGCTTGCTTTCCGGTACTCCTGGTACTCCTGCTGATTCATGGACCCATATTGCCGATGCAGGCGCGATGATGACTGCACACGGCATACCGGCGGACATGCCTTGGACATACACTGTTAACCCATTTACTCAAGTGGCATTATCAAATGAGCAGCGCTCTTTAGGTGCTGGCGGTGTTGCGGGTAGTCTAATAAGTGAGGCACAGAAAAAAGCTACTATCACGTCTATGTTTGCTGGATTTGATGCAGTAATGACAGCCACCACGCTGGCAAGTTATACCAATAGTTCTGTAGCGGATCGTGCTGGCACGTTGACTGCCAATCCTGTAGTAACTTACGTGGCTGCTAAGGACACCATGACGCAAGCTCTTGCGGTGACTGCCATGGGTGCGAATGCGGTAGTGAAAGCCGGTGAGACCATTCAGATTACAGGCCGTAATCGCCTTAATCTGAACACGCGTCAGTTAATCCTTGACGCCTCTGGTGCATCTATATTGTGGACTGCCACAGTGACTGCTGATGTGACGTTAGGCGCATCTGGTGAAGGTACGTTGGTTTGTACTGGTCCCGCTATATTCGAATCTGGAGCAACAACAGGACAAGCCTTTAATACGGTCGATACCGCTCCTCTTTCTGGCGATGTCATCACCCGTTTGGGTTCTGCTAGCGACGTTATACAGCCTAATCTGTTCTGGCATAAGCAAGCCTTTTCAATTGGTTCAGTGCCAATTAAAAAGCTTTTCTCAACGGATACATTGGCAACAACAGAAGACGGTTTGCAGATTCGCGTAAGCAAATATGCAGATGGTGACGCGAATAAGCAAATTGTTCGTTTTGATTTACGTCCTGCCTTTGCTGCTCTTAATCCATTCTTCGCTGGTCAAGGTTTCGGCTAAGATCTAACCGAAGTTAATTGTTAAATATCGAGCAGGTTCATCTGCTCGATATCAATTTCTTAATATAAATACAGGATGACTAGCATGAAAACTATAGTTTGGGAAAAGCCTAATGGCTCGAAAATCACAACAAACGCCCTGAAAGCCACTGTTGAAGCTTGTAAAGAAATGAAGTGGAAGATTGCGGAGGAAATTGGAGAGGATGAGCCAAAGGAAGAATACAGCGGAGAATCATTCAGCGAAGAAGTTAGCGCCTTAAGGAATGAATTTCAGCAGGCATTTAGTGATGGGATGAGCGCCTTAAGGGAATCATTCAACGAAGAATTGAGCGCCTTAAGGGGTGAACTCAACGAGGGATTGAGTGCCCTAAGAGATGAATTAAGTTCTTCATTGAGCGCCCTAAAGGAAGAACCCAAGGAAGAACCTAAGGAAGAAAAAACTTCGCCGGCAAAGAAGAAGGCTTGATCCATGGCTACGGTCGCCCAAGTTGCAAAAGCCTCACTTCAAAGGATTTTAGTGCAGGCTTCTGAAGCAGATTTAGAGCCTGATGAATTCCAGGACTATATTTTTGCACTCAATAATTACATGTTGGCACTAGATGCTGATGGTGTGGCCCTTGGTTACACTCAGGTAAGCAACTTGGGTGATACCGTAACGGTTCCAGTGGGTGCTCTGCGGGGATTAATAGCGAATGTTGCTATAGAGGTTGCTCCAGATTATGACGGCAAGGTCACTAATGCATTGATTGCGGCTGCTGCTGACGGCCTAAAGGTTATGCGTAAGCTTGGCCAGCACATAGTAACAACGCAATATCCAAATACTTTACCGATAGGCTCAGGTAATCAGGGTCCTGGTTCGTTTAGAGATAACCATTTTTTCCCAGATTTAGAGGCTGAAATACTGGCTGAAACTACTGGCGCCATAGGCCTAGAAGTCAACACCAACAGCGTAGCAGAGGGCGGCTAATGCCACATCAAGACAGTAACAGCACTGGAATAACCAGGGCACAGGGCCGACGCATAAGCAACTTTCCTGCTAATACTGCTATTCCCGGCGATTCTGTATTAAGTTTTGTTAGTGGTGGTACTAACTTTCAAATCACGTTAGCTGATTTTCTTGCTGCGTTAAATGTTACTGGTGCGATTGCTCAAGTAGGGTCGCCGATATCAACACCGGTGCTCGATAAGCAAGGTACAGTTAACAATATCCGTAATCTTGAAAATGGTTCAGGTGTTAAAGCAAGCGTTAGTCCACAGAACGGCATAAAGCTAGATCATACTTTCAAATCTGGCTCGCCCCCTTCAGGGGCCAGCATTCCAATACTTACTGACATTACAAAAACAAATCCAATTGTTAGAAGCGCGGTAGCCGGAAACGGCATGCAAATATTTGCTAATGGCGATTCAGTTGTTTTTCAAGCTACCGGCGGGCCATCCTCTACCGGTACGGTTATTGTTAATAGTTTGTCTGATTTGCCAGTCCCGGTTGGTGGCGTCATTACTTTAGTTACAGACGTGACATACTTTCCACAAAGCATTGTAGATATAAGCCCTAATAGATTACTGATAGACACCGGAAATGTTGCACTAGAGTCAAACAATAGACTCTCTCGTGGCTTCACAACAACGAACACTGGCGCTCTGATAACTGTTAAGAACTCGTTTGTCGTCCCAATTATTAAAGAGATGATTTTATTGTCTCCTAACGGTTCAGTATTTGATGTGCAAGCAGGAGCCGGAATAGTATTTAACGATATAGTAAATTTTGATGCTGCAGTAGCAAGTAAAGTTACTGCCGCTGCTAATATTTCATTTCGAAATTATAGCATCGTTAATTTTGGCTTTGGTCAGCCTAAAGGCATCCAATTTTTTGGTGCTTGCCAGGAATTGAATGTATCAAATGGTCTGTATCAAGACTGGGATGGGATCTTATATGATTTCGGGACAGCTACTTTCGCCAATGGTTTTCTATTCGGTCCAAATATTAGGTTTAACGCTGGCGCTAGTGAAACGGTTATGGCAGGTTCAGCAGCTACTATTGCTTCTGGGGCGCTTGGTCAGTGCAGTCATAATAAATTTTTAGGTTTGGCCAATAAGCTAAGCGGATTTAATGAAAACACAGATGGTTATGAATTTATTGGCAATCAAGGTGTTGATGATACTGACGTTGATTCTCTTAGTGTTAACACAGCTGGAACTACTGTCATTATAGCGACAATAGATACGCCGGTTAAAATAGCTGGTACGTGGATAGATATAGAGAGTTCACAATTCACGGTAGATTTGTCAGGTCGGGTAACATACAACGGTTTAAAAACACGTTCCTTGCCTGTTGATCTAGCACTATCTGCTGATCCGGCATCAGGTACTAATAAAGATTTCACTGTTTATGTTGCGCTTAATGGGTCTGTTATAACAAATTCCGGAGTTCCTGCTAGGGCTTCTTCTGGTGATGTATTGGCAATGATGGTTCCTTGGCAAATTGAATTTTCAACTGGTGATTTCATTGAAATGTTTCTTGAAAATAATACTGACACTACCGATTTTGACGTAACAAGAGCGCAAATAAGGGTTAAGTAAATGTCTGAACCAGTACCATTGCCTATAGCGAATGGATTTTACTTGAGTGATAGCTTGCCTATCTCTGCCCAAGAGTGTGTCAATTGGTACGTTAACATTCCTCAAGCACCGGCGTTAAATGAAGAAAATCTATTTGGCACTCCTGGCACAACTCAGTTAGCAACCACTGGGCTTTTAGCTGATCAGATTAACCGTGGTGCTGAAACCTTGGATGAAGCTCCATATGAGGTTAACGGCGGCAATCTCTATCGCTTAGAGTCTGACTTTACTCTGACAGACCTAGGCGTTATTGAAGGCACTGGCCGGGTGTCTATGGCTGAGAACGGTACTCAGTTAATGATCTTGGTTCCAGGTGGCAAGGGCTATATTTTCACTGTTGCCGGCGGCCTGGTTGAGATTGTTGCGGCTGGATTTACCGCCAACGGAGCTCCACAGCATGTTAAGTATGTTGATGGGTTTTTCATGTGCACGACAGACCAGAAATTATTCATTATTTCAGCTCTAAATGATGGCACTAATTGGAATTCTTTAGACAGGCAGGGTGCTGAATCCGACCCTGATAAAGTTGTCGCTCTTATCATTCACAATAATCAGCCGGTTATTGCCGGTTCCACCACTTTAGAATTCTTCCAGAATATAGCGAGCGGTGCAGACTTCCCATTTAGAAGAACTGGGCTGTTTATTAAACGCGGAGTCAAAGCGCCTTTTTCTCTAATTAATCACGACAATACGTTTATGTTTATTGGTGGTGGTGAAAACGAGTCGCCGGCTATTTGGAAGATGGTTGGCAATACTTTAGAGAAAATTTCCACCACTGCAATCGACAGTATTTTGCAGAAGTTCACTGAAGATGAGATATCAACAGCCTTTGCTTGGTCATATGCTCAGAAAGGTGCTTACTTCGTTGGGTTTTCTTTGCCAACAACAACCCTTGTTTTGGATACGATTACGAATCGTTGGGCTGAGAGAAAGTCTCAAATCACTGATGCCAAGGGTGCAACACAGACCGTTAGATGCAGAATCAACTCAATTGTGACTGCTTACGGTAAGGTTATCGTTGGAGACTCACAGGATGGCCGTATTGGTAGTTTGGACCCTAGTGTGTTCACAGAGTACGACAGGAATATCATTCGCCCAGTGTCCACTCAGCCCTTCCAGAACAACATGAAGCCTGTCTTTGTTCCACATTTAGAATTAACCACTGAATCAGGGGTTGGCAACAATGCAAAGGAAGATCCGGTTATTACTTTGGAAATAAGCAAGGATGGTGGAAAAACTTATGGTAAGCCAAGAACGCGCAGGCTTGGCAAGAAAGGAGAATATGAACGCAGACAAATATGGCGTAGGAATGGCCGTATCCCACGATTCGCCATATTCCGCTTTGTTCATTCAGCACCAGTAAAACCCGTAATTATTCAGTTAACAATGGGGGTTCCGGAGTGACACAACCGACATTAAACGTGGCTCAGCCGATTGTTGAAGATAATGGAACAATGGGCCAGGCTTTCACTGAATGGACAATACAAGTTTCTGATAATTTGCGACTTGTTGGCACTGGCACACCAGAGGGCGTTGTTGAAGCTCCGCAATACTCGATGTTTATTGATGAAACTGTACCGTTAATACCGGTAATGTATCTTAAAATGCTGCCTTCGATCGGTGGCGACATAACAAAGGGATGGGCCTTGTCATGAGCTTGTTTGACACACTTTTTGGCGGCACTGATGACAGCGCCCAAGAGGAGCAAATTAGATCTAATAAAAGGTCTAGGGAATTTATAGAGAGACAATCAAACCTCGCTCGAAGGGATGCTAAGCGATTATTTTCCCAAGGTGAAAGGAAAAGAGGCAGGGGATTCCAGGACGCTTTAAATATATTGTCTAGATCCGTGCCAGAATCAATAGGGGCCTTTCAGGAAGGAAATGTCGGGGCCCAGGAGACCCTATTGGCAGGGTTGCAGCAACAACAAAACGCGATTCTAGGCGCTCCTGTGGATTTATCTGGATTACAGCCTCAACAAGTTCAATTTGATCCTAGCTTTTTAACTCAACAGACACCAGCTACTAGGCAGAGGCGACGGCAGGAAGCTGCAGTGGCGGCAGCACCAACTCCACCAACTCCACCAACTCCTCAGGGCGGTAATATATCACCGCAATTTTTAGCTGATATACAGAGGTTCGCTGAAGCGCAACGGCAGGCACCAACTAACCAGCTGTCCGATCAAAGACCTAGTGATAGTGATGTTGCGTCAATCATACAGAGGCTCACTGGTAGATCTGGACAAAGATTTAGAGGATTTGCATAATGGCAATGTCTTTACAGTTCATAGCTGATTTACAGCGTGCTGCAGCTAACGCCGGTTCCGCGCCAGCAGCGCCAACTCCACAAGGTGGAAATATATCACCTCAATTTCTAACTGATATACAAAGCTTTGCTTCATCGCAACAAGCGCCACAAGTTCCTCAAGGTGGCAATTTATCATTGGATTTTGTAACTGATCTGCAACGTGCGGTAGGAGTAACACCACCAGCGCCATTTGTTCCACAAGGCGGCAATATATCTTTACCGTTCGTTACTGATTTACAGGCTGCAGTAGGGGTAACACCACCACCAGCGCCACCACCAGGCCCAGCGATCCCGCCAACAGGTTTAGCAGGTTCAGAACTGGCGTTAAATACCGGTTTGACCAGTGCGCTTGATAGTTTAACCCAAGCTGGCGCGACTGGCAGAGCTGACATTACAGCTGGCACTACCGGCGCTCTGGACCTATTGACGGGTGCTGGCCAAACCGTTGCAGGGCAATTTCAGCAAGGCCAAGACATTCTTGCTGGCGCTGGCCAAGATATAAATGCCCGACTTTTGGCAGGACAGAACATTTTAACGGGTGCTGGCCAAAACGTTGCAACTCAATTTGGGCAAGGTCAGAATTTGCTCACTGCTGCAGGTGTAGACGTAAGCGGATTGTTTGGACAAGGTCAGGGTTTACTCAGAGGTGCAGGACAAGACGTATCAAATTTATTTCAACAGGGCATCGACCCAGTTAGCCAATTCATTCAACCTGGTGCGGATGCTCTACAGTTGCAATTGGCATTATCAGGCGCTCTAGGTCAGGAGGCATTCAACGCAGCGCTAATACAGTCTCCAGCTCAGCAATTTTTGCTAGATGAAGGCATTCAGGCTCGTTTACGGGGTGCATCTGCCACAGGTGGTCTAGCTGGCGGCGATATCCTAAAAGAATTAACCAGGTTTGGGCAGGGTCAAGCCAGTACGAGATTACAGGAACAGATTGATAATCTTTCTACTCTGAGTGCTCAAGGCCTAACAGGTGCTACTGTAGCCGGGCAGTTAAGAGGTCTTGAAGCTGGTGTTACCAGTGATATCGGTCGAGCTGGTGCCACATTAGCAGGCCTTGAAGCTGGTGTCACAAGTGAAATCGGACGTGCAGGCGCTACATTAGCGGGACAAGAAGCTGGAATCACAAGTACATTAGGTGTTGCCGGTGCTGGTTTAACTGAGACAGGCGCGACTCTTGCTGGCGATTTAGGCAGGACAGGTGCCGACCTAACAGGTAGAGAGGCCGCAATAACTAGCATACTAGGTCAAACTGGTGCGGACATATCGCAACTAGAAGGTCTTAGCCTGGCCAATCTAGAACAAACTTTAGGCCCAGAAGCAGCCAGAGCCTTCCTAGAAACTGGTCAATTAACCGCTGCAGGTCGTACAGTAGCAGGCCAGGATATTGCCGGTGCAATTGGTGAAGCTACTACAGCGCTTTCTACTTTAGTTAATCAACAGGGTATCGGGGTGTCGGATATCTTAGCGAGTGCGGGAACCAATCTTGCTAATATCTTGCGAGATTTAGGCGTGACTGATGCTACGAGCAGAGAACAATTAGCTACTATATTGGCTAACATTGCGACAGGATCTGCTAGTACTACTGCGGGTCTTCCTGGCATTCCAGGCACTCAAGAGACTAGTGGAATTCTAGATGATGTGGTGAAAGTTATTGAAGGTGCTGGAACCGCAGCCGCAGCGTAAGTTAAAATTTTGAGGGTTAACCGATGGCAGATCTACAAGATATAGGTCGAAAATTACAAGGGTTTGGTGCAGGCTTTCGGGGTCGCGGGCCCGAATTCCTTGCTGGCCTTCGAGAGCAGAAAAAGCAGCTCAGCGATGAACGCATAAAGGCAGGGGTACTTGATAATCGTGTGCTGAAAGATCTTCTGGAGAATGGGAATATTCCCCAAGCTCTACAGTTGCTAAACAACAGAGTTCAAACCCTGCAAAGAGTTGATCCTAATGCTGATCCTTCCGATACCCTAGAAACAATTAGTTTGCTTGAATCAGGCAATATCAAATTGGCTCTTAGTGAAGCTGAAGTTGTTGATAGGGAGGCTGTGCTAAGAGGCCTTTTGCCTGGTAAAAAGGTGGTTAAGGGTCAAGTCATAGGTGAGGGCGACATTTTAGTTGACCCATCGACAGGAAAAACAATCGCAAAAGGCCCGGCAATACCCGTACCAGAAATCCCTGTTCAACTGTTAGTCGGTTTATCGCCAGAGGTCGCGGATAAAAGCGCAGCTGCATTTAAGGCGGCAGGTGGCGGCAAGGATGGCATCAAGGCTTTTACTTCGATAGTGGACAACGCCACAGAGCAGGAACGAAGGGCAACATCCCCACAGCTATTGAAAGTGAATTTTCCGAATGCTTCCCCAGCAGAGACCACACAATTGCAGGGTGCAATGGATGGAGCCAAGACTACCTCAGAGGGTTTGAAAGCGGCTGCTAAAGTGAGGGAAGAGCAGCGGCGCACAAAGAAAGCGCAAAGTTTTCAAACCAGGGCAGTTAGTTTGCTTGAGGGTGTTCTTAATAATCCAGAACTTAATGATGTTTTGGGCTCTGTCGAGGGTAGATTTGATTTTAGATTTCAGGACTCTGAATCGGAATTGATAGCGGATATCACTGAGGCCGGGGACATTTTAACCGCTGATAATATGGATTTGATGACGGGTGTTCTTAGTGAATCAGATATCAAGTTGCTGAAGAATTTAGCCGGTGGTGGCTTGAGTCGACTTCGATCGGTAGAGCGATTCAGAGCTGATGCTCAAAAGATAATTGATACGCTAGGTAAATTGCCGGTTGTTACTGTAGATGATCGCGACGGAGGTGAGGCCGGTGATAGTGAAGGGCCTGTAACTCAAGCTGGCCCATTTACGATTCGAGAAATTCGACCAGGACGAAGGGGGGCGAAGATAGTAATGGC